CTTCTGAAGCTTTACTTAATCCATCTACTCCATCTGTAGGGTCTTTGTAATCCTTTACTTTTGGATTAAGAAATTCTTTATACTGCTTATACGAATCTGTAAAATCACTAGACTTTAAATATGCCTCAATCATTTCAAGAGGTGAGACTCTTCTCATTCCTTGTGATCTGGCCCAGTTTTTAATAGCATCCGCTGTTGTAAGCTGTAATGCAAGATTCATCATAATAATCTTGTCAGCTGTCATTGCAGCCTCATCACCGCTTTCTTTAAAAATGGTTTTAATTTGAGCTAGTCTAGCAATTGCATCTGGATTTTTGCTTGCATTAATAGCAGCACTTAAAGCCACTACCCCAACTTCTGCAGTAACAGAAGATGATTTTAATCCATTAACTCTTTCAATAATTTGATCAAAGCTTAAGCTACCATTGCTTGTAACACTAAATAAATCAAGCATTTGATCTGCAAGAATTTTTTGAATGTTTGTTAAATCACCGTATGATTTAGATATAGTATGTGTATATTGTGTTCCTGCAAAGAAAGAATCACCAGATTTTCTAACTGCATCTGCAACTTTATCTATACTTACTGTTGTTGCTGTTTCTGCATCTACTACGTCTTTTGAAACAGACTTCCATACTGATGCAAAATCTTTAGTTCTATTAGCTGCTGCTAGAAGGCCTTGTACATATTTTTCTGCATTTTTTGGGTCAAGTCCACCAACTGATATAGCTGTAGTAACCTGAGATCTAATTGATCCAGTTAGGCTTCTTAAACTTAATTCGCTATCTGATATATTTTTAACAAATATTGCCAAAGGATTATCTTCTGGAAGTTTACTTATTGCATCAACTACGGCTTGAACTTCTGGAGATAACATCCCAAGGCTGTCTTTTAAATTATTTGAGGTTAATACAAGATTTGTAATTTTTAGCTCTGTGTTTAAAGCTGTGTCTCCAAGTAAGGATATAATTTCAGTGCTTGGAGTAAATGTTGCTCTTACACTTGCTGCATGCTCATTTTGTTTTTTAATTAATGCACTTAAAGCAGATGTAACTAAACCTATTGCAGCTCCTGCGGCTATTCCATATGGTCCAAACATCATGCCAAGGCTAGCTCCTGCTAAGGTTCCTTGCGCTACTCCCTTGCCAGCAAAATCTCCCACCATTGAAAGAGCCATGTTTGCTCCAAGAACACCCATTCCAGCGCCAGGGCTTTTCATTTTTCCAGAAAGCTTTTGCATTTTCGTTTGTTTTGGTTGACCAGGATCTTTAGGATCTGGAGGAACAATTGGCAATATTAGCATTCCTGGCTGTGGCGTAGCTCCAATAGGTGCTGGTCCTTGAGCTCTTGTGGCTACCCTACGTGCTCTTCCACTTTGTGTAGCGCCATCAACTAACGATGAACCTATTTGTCTTCCAGCTTTCTTAGCTTCTGCCGTTTTAGACTTTGCACCATCTGCTAAGCTTTTTCCTGCATTAGATCCTGTATCATGCATTTCTCTAGATGGAGATGAAATACGAAGAGCTGCTCTTGCACCACTAATAAGAGCAAGATAAGCTGATTGAACCAAAGTTTTTCCTTGTAGTGCAAAGTCTTTTGCTACTAAACCTGCTATCTGAACAGCTCCACGGCCACCGTAGGCTGCTTTTCTTTCTCCTGCTACTGCACCTACAGCAGTAACTCTATTTGAGCTTCTTGGTCTGCCAGTAGCATAGTCTCTAGCAACTCCTCCTCCAGTTCCAGCTGGTGCAACAACAAACTCACCAGTCCCAGATCTTATCATAGATGCTAAGTATTTTTTCCTTGCTTCTAAAAGTAGTCTTTCTTGTGTTACTCCAGATTTTCTGAGTGTTTCTAGTTCAGCATCTACCGCTGCAATTCGTTGATCGGCTATAACCCTAGCTTGTTGCACAGTAACTCTTTTTCCATCAATCTTAATTCTAGCATCTGCTAATACTGCTTCAGTTATTGCTTGTTTAGCATTAGCCCTCATGTACTCAATTCTTGATCTAGTTGCATTGTTTGAGTCTGCTAATAGCTCTCTTGCCTTAGCACCTTCTCTAGATAGTCTTTCAAGCTCTGCGGTATGCCTTTTTGCTGTCTCTCCATTTTCTTGTAAAGCTACGGCTGCTTTATCGCCTGCTTCAGATAAAGCATCTAGTGTAAAAGGTTCTCCCTTAATATCAAGTGCATTAAACATTATATTTCTTGATCCTGAGCCGAGAGTTGTTGTGCCAGCAAAAGATCTTCCACCAGCTAGTACAGCATTGTCATCGGTAACTGATGTAGTTAATGGTGCCTGACTCTTTCGTAATGTATACCCTGAACCATCTACATTCTCTGTCAGTTTAATTACTGTTGTTGAAAATCCTTCAAGCTCACTTCCAACTAGTCTAATTGTTTTTCCAAGTTCACTTGGTGCAGTAACATCAAAATGAGATGCTACTGGAGATGTAGGGGTATTCGTAACAAAATTAGAAACTACTCCATCTTCATACCCAGGAATCTTATCTGCAATCATTGCATTGATAATGCTGCCATACTTTTGGCTCATCTTAGTTGGTATTACTGTTTCTCCAGGCATTAAGAGTGCTAGTTCTGAATCTTTATTTCCTGTACCGCCGACAGTAGCTGGTCTTCCGCCTGCAAACTTTCTAATTGGTCCACGAGTAATTGGTGGAGCTACTGGTACAAATTGTGACTGAGCAGCAACAGCTCTTTGATATGCCCGTGTTAGTGCATTAACTGCTGATGCCTCAGAGGTAAATGTTTGTGCAAGCTTTGTATGAACCTGATCAAGAGATGCTGCAACCGCTGCTGCATTTCTTTGTTCGGCAGTCATGTATTTGACTTCAGTTCCTAGTGTTGTAGTTGACTGTCCAGTTTTATTAAATGCTGACTTTAAAAATGCAAAAAGTTTAATCATGTTTGCAAGACCATTCATAATCAAACCAAATGTCATTAACAAGACTGGTCCAAGGCCTGCAACTACTCCAGTCATTACAACTATAATCTTTTTAGTGTTTGCACTTAAACCATCAAACTTTTCTAATATATTTGTAATAAATTGAGCAATTGGTGTGATTGCTTTTAAGAATTCTTCTCCAAGTGGAATAAGCGATAGCTTTAGATTTTCAATAGAACCTTTAAATTTGTTCATGGCAGACTCTGAAGTCATACCTAATTCTTTTTCTGATAAGGCTGCAAGCTCTTGAACTGAAGATCCAGCTAGATCAAGAACACGAGATGCCTGAGTTCCTTCTTTTGTTACGTTTGCAAATAATGTAGAAAGACGAGAAAACTGGAACTTGCCAAACATCTGTTCAATAGCCTGTGCTCTATTAAGTGGATCAAGCATATTTAAAGCTGTAGCAAATTCAACAACAGTTTTCTTTAAGTCACCTTTGTTGTCTAAAACAATTTTCTTTGCATTAATTCCAAAACTTAAAAGCATATCATTTGCTTTTCCAGTTGGATTAATTAAAGATGCAAGACCAGACTTAAGTGCGTTTGCTCCTTCTGATGCATTGATTCCGCCTTCTTTCATTGCTGTCATTAAGAATGCTAAGTCTTTTACATCTCCACCAAGTTGTTGAATAATTGGAGCTGCTTTTGGAATAGCAGTTGATATATCATCAAGGGATAATACTGTTTGGTTTTCTACTGCGTTAAGAAAATCAATTGATTCCGCAAGGTTTTCCGAAGACATTGAAAAAGCGTTTTGTAAAGAAATTGTTGTTTCAAGTGCTTTTTGACTTTCCACTTGACCAAGAATAGAAAGTCTTGTTGCTGCAGTTGTCTGTCTTGTTAAATCAACACCCTTAAAACCTGCTGCTGCAGCCTCTGCTGCTAAACCAACAGTAGTTGAAACTGCAATACCATATTTAGTAAACTCTTTACCAAGTTCTTTAATATCACTTAACGCTTGTTGTGATTCTTCATTTGGTGTAAATAAATCTCCATATACCTTTTTAAATCTAATTGCTTGTGTTTCCATGTCCATAAAGGTTTTTGCAGCAGCTGAACCAACTGCGATAAGTGGCAAAGTAAAACCAACCATAAGCTGGCGTCCTGCCCATTGGGTATTCTTACCAAAGTTTAGAAGATTAGTTGAACCTTGTTTTAAAAGCTGGTTAAATATTGCTTGTTTTTGAGCAGCTATCTGTGTTCTTGTTCCAAGATCAGTCATGTCAAGAGATAGAGGTCTAACAGCAATTGCCTTCATTGCTCCGCTAGCATCACGGCCTAAACGTATGTACTGTGTTTGTAAATCTTTTACATTTTCTCTTGCTACCTTGTTTATGGTATCGTGTTCAGTCTTAAACAATCTACCGAAAGTTTTTGTTGCACCACCAGCGTATCTAAAATACTCTCCTAGTGAGAATTTATTTTTTTCTAGGCTACTAGTAAAAGATTCAGTAGTAGTCCTTATTGTTCTTATTCCTGCTGAAAACTGGCCAGTAGCATTTACTGAATTAATTAATGTTTGCTGAAGTTGAGTAGAAACTGCATTAGCTGCAGCTCCGCCCTTAGCCATTGAGGAATGAAAGGCTGATATCTGTCTCTGTAAGTTTTTGATACTGGCAAGTGCCTGAGTAGTATCAATGCCTACTTGAATATTGGACTGAATATCAGCCATTCACTATACCTCTTTATTTAGTTATTATTCATTACCGCTAAACATTGCTGCTGCATCAGAAATCTTAATTCCTGAAGCTACTTCAACAATCTCATAAACAGTAGGCAAATCAATGTTTTCTTCAAGTACTGAAATGTCTGTAGCTAGCTCTGGCTTATACTGCTCCATTGCAATTAGAACACATTCCATTAGTAGGTCAATAGATTTTTCATTGTCATCTACTACTGCTGCGATACCCTCAAACTTTTTCATAAACTTTCGTAAAAGTGAAATCTTAAGCGGTCTTAAGGTTATTTCTGTACCATCAATTAGCTTGATCTTTTGCGCTTCATGCACAGTTGTTGCCATGTTGATCCCTCCCATAGGTTAAGATAATTATACCATAAGGGATGGGTCTCTTGCGTCCTCATAATCTAGGCCCATACCAATTCCAAACCCCGCCTTCTTAGCATTTACTCCTTGAAGAGATAATACATCATTACTATCATTTGTTGCACCACGACTAAACACCCTAGCTTTCATATCTTCCCATTCTTTTTGACCACGATCTGAACCTGATGCTTCATCTAAATCAACGCCCTGGATAGCTGCAAAAAATTTCTTTTCTTGATAATCTAGCTCTCTCTTACTTGATATAATTGCCATAATCTCTGATAAAGATAATGATTCTTCTAATTCTCTGTAATCTTTCCATATGCCAAGCAAAAATACTTCAGACTCTAATTTTGCTAAATCAAACTCTTCCCAGGATGGTCCTGGGTCTCCTTTTTGGACTTGTGTTTTAATGTCTTCTTCTGATTGCTCGCCAACTTTAATATTTCCAGCAACGTCTAGTATTTCATGTACTGTTGGTAGGTCTATGTTGTCTTCTAAGTCTTGAATGCTTTTTGATATTTGAGGATAGTACTGCTTCATTGCAATTCTAGTACATTCTACTAAAACCTGCATTGCTTCATCATCGTTTTTTGTTTGCTTAATATTATTAAAAGCATCCATAAATTCTCTTAAATACCTAATTTTGAGAGGCATGATTTCTATCTCTGTACCGTCAAACAAATAAATATTTTTTGTTTTATATATCTCTGTAGCCATAGTACATTAAGTTTACCATAAAACAACAAAGCCCACCTCGTTATGAGATGGGCTAAGTCGTGTTATTAAGTTATTATGAGTTTGCTGGATTCCAGGTACGATCTACGATCTTACCGTATGAACCTGATGCATCTTCTGGAAGTAGACGGAATGATACTTCAAACATTGAAGCCTCATCACGCTTTGCAGATACTGTAACATTTTCAATTGAAAGTGCACGGTATGCTGAGTATATGCGCTCTACGTAAGCAGAATCTTCACAGTCACCTGTGCCTGGTCCTACTGCAACGATTCCACGCTCAACAGGACACTCACCGATGTCGCCTGCAGAAAGGTCAAGAGACTTTCCAACAGACTTCTGTTCAGCGGTTCCAGATGTTGCAGATCCTGTTAGCTTTGAATCTGAATATGCAAGAACCAAAAGGAGATTTTCCAATGTGGCTTCAGCAAATGCTGTTGCAAGGTTTACTTGCATTCCTTGCTTGTAAAGCTTAGCAACGTCAAGAATCTGGTCTACCTGTACTTCACCGAAGTCAGGTTGGAACTGCAGTTCAAGGCCGTTCATTGTGTAACCTACGTTTGTATAGGTAACATCATCTGAGAGAGTATCACGAAATGATTTATTTTTTACTGGTGTCTCCAATGTGCTTGGAGTTAGTGTTGAATCTGCAACGAAAAGTGCTGCGGCACCAACGATAATGTTGGTTGACGTTCCACGACTATATGCCATGTTTTTACCTCTTTCTTTTAGGATAGATATTTAGTTGTACGGCGTTGTGTTTCCTCAAGTTAATTATAACAGTCTTTTATATAACTATTCTTTTAGTCTTCCCGTTTACTGCTGTAATATCATACCCTTGGCCAGCTGAAGGAGGGGTTTCAGCAGACCAGTCATTTGAATTCAGGTCTGGCATCTGGTGGTAATCAAAATCAATAATAATCTTATTTCCACCATATGTACGAGCAGTTCCAAAGTCAATAATATCTCTTGTTTCTTCTAGCTGGTACATCTTAAATCTATGGAAATAAAACATATTTTCTACAAAATTCGGTGCTGCTGATGTGCCTACATTTATTACTCTATTTGAGCACCAATTATTTATTTCTTCTGCTGTCTCATCTAAACGATCCATAAGTCTAAATACAGACTCCTGAATTTGGACCATATTTTCTATTGTATTTTCTGCAGTTGCATAAAAATAATACAATATTTGCTCAGCCTTTAAGTGTGGAAAATCTTTGCGATTCATTTTAACTAATCTATCCCACGTACCCATTACACCACCTGCTGGAAATGATCCAGTGAGATCATCTAGAATTGATGGTGTTGATGGAAATATTGGTACCTCAATATTAGTTAGTAGTGGAATCTTGTCCTCAAGATATTTATTAATCCATAGGACTGGTGTATTCAATAGTGAGTCATTTGCCATTATCTAATACCCGCATTCGCTATCCATCTATAACCAACCTGTAGACCTTTTGATCTTCCCATTGATTTTCCTGCTGCTAGATTTTGTTTATAAACTTGTGGATTACTTAGATGTTCATAAAGACCGCTTGTTTTTAAAAATGCTTGAGTAAAGTATCTGCTAAAAAATGTGTTTATAACTTTTTCAAAAGAACCTGTTGTTGATGTGCCACCAGGTGATTGTATGACAACCTCGCCTTTAGTAAAGATTGTTTCTCCACCATCTTCAAAAACCAACACGTTTGATCTTGTTGGTCTAATGGTTACTGGAGTTCCTTCTTCCATAATTTTAGCCTTGTTATAAAAAGGTACCGATGAGCCATCCTTAATTGATGTTGATTGCTTCAGACTGGATACAAACGAAAGGCCAAGGTTGCTTATTGTATAGTTTATTTCATATAGACGTGCATCAGGACTTCCCACTTTATACCATTCATAAATATGGTGTAGTGCTTTTGGATTTACCCTGGCATTTGAGTCAATATATTGTTCTAGTAATTCTTTAGTCATTATTCCAATGTTATTTAAAAATTTTGTTTTTCCTGCTTTTATACCATCTAAAAATCCAACTGAGTAATCTATAATATTTTTCATTTCTTGTTTAAAAATAGTATCATTCATTATAACTTTCATTATAGATCACTTGCCTGATTCTCTGATCTTCTTAATACGACCTTGTAGTACTCAACATTTCCAAATGGACCAACTATAGGCTCGCTTGAAGCTATTTCATAAAGTGTAGACATTCCATCTCTTGATCCAGAAGTCTCCATGTATATGTTGTTTTGCTGCTTTGTTCTAAGGTTTGTAACTATAACATTTGTAATTGAATTTCTTGAATTACTGTCAGATACCCTAAGATCAGTTTTTGTTCTTCCTAGCAATATATTTTCCTTACCAATATTAACATTTGGCTTTATTTCTTCTGATGCTGCCTGTCCAGTTGGTGCAAAATTACAAACTATAGACCTATCAAGAACCCATTGCTTTTTTAGATTTCCATAAGCTCCTTGATCAACTATTGGGTAATAGATGTCTGCAAGCATTGGGAAGGTAAAGTCTATTACTTCGCATTGCATTAAAGAATACCAATTCTAGTAATACTTCTCTTGTATTTATCAAGTATCTTGTCAACTAACATATTTCCAGTGCCGTCTAAAACTGTTTTATCAAACTGGATTTTAAACTGTTCTGTATTGTATGCAGTTACATATCTCTTATAATAATCTATCTTGCCACACTTAATATCTTCAATAAGCATATTTGCTGCTTCATAGATATCATGTGGAACAACTTTATACCCTGTTTCAAGTAAAAACAGATAATCCCAGCCTTCTGGAAATGCATATCCAGCAGAAAATGTATAGGCATTTTCACTATAGTCTGTATCATAAACATTAAATGAGTCTGATGGAGCAACATGAAGATTTAAACCTTTTTTCTCAGATCTGTTTTCAATTAGCCCTGTTGTTCCTGCATTTTTTATAATGGCAGTTTTATCTTTTGATAGTTCGTATGACCATTCACCAAGAATAGGGGTTGCTAGGCTTGCATCATACATAAGTGATGAATTTTCATATGCTTTTAATATTTTATAAACTCTGTCCCAAATAGGAATATAATCTGTTGCTTGTCCAGTAGTGTCAAACCATTCTACTTTATAATAAAATCCACCAACTACTGAATCAATAATTGCTCTTGCAATTCTTTCATATTGTGCATACTCTGCTATTTCTGATGCAGTGGTTCCAAGCTTTTGAGGATTAACGTAAGGTCTTTTAATTTCTAGGTTATCTTCAACAACGATTGAATCTTGCTCTCTCAATTCCTGATAAACAACTAAGTAGTAACTATCATCATACTTAGTAAAGTCTCCAGAAATTTCTATAGCAATCTTTGAGTCTGCAGAAGATTCTACTTCATACTCTGCAAGAATATCGTTTCTGTCCTTATCCATAATTTCTACTATATGATCCGTGTTTGGTTCTGCAACGGTATAGGTAATAAGGATAGGGTATGGTGGGACTCTTAAAGCTTCCATGGTTTATTTACCGTATGCTCTCTTCACTTCTTCTGGTGTAGCTGAACGAACAGACTTGTTTGTTATCCATTTTTCAGCATCCTCTGTAGTGACTATGTTATACCCTTTTACAAGGGCTCCTACACCATTCCAGTGAAGATTGCGTAGTGAGTATACGGCAGTCTTTTCTTGTGGTGCTTTTGTATTAACTGTTACTTCTTTGGTTTCTCTTGGCACAAAGCTAAAAATTACTTCTAATATGTCTTTTTTTGTACTTACCCCGACTAGGTCAATATTATTTTTCTTTGCATATGATCTTAGCTCAAACACAGTTTTATTGTTTAATTCATCTATTAATGACATCGTGACCTCCACTGCTATTATATCAGAATATGACTAAGAGGGACAGATTTTACTCTGCCCCCCTTAATCTATTGCTAAGTATTAATTAGGAGTTTGCTGCTGCATCTGCGTAAGCAACTGCATCAAGTTCTTCCCATTGGATACCAAAGCGTACGAATACTGTGTATTCAATTGTGTCCTTCTTTGGCTGGTAGGTACGGTTTACAGTGATATCACGCTGGAATCCCCATACACGGTTAGCTGTGAATGTAATATCTACATAACCTGCTGGGTAGTATGGAACTTCCATGACGTCAATTCCGAGAACACGTGTTGTACGTGCTCCACCGAATGTCTGTGCTGCGCCATCAAGGTAAGCCTGACGGTTTGCCTCTGTGCC